CCGGCTCGTGAGGCGCGAGATGAAGCGGTTCGTCTCCAAGCCCGACGGCGATGCCGACAAGGCTCTCAGCTATTGCTCCAAATCCCCCGCCGACATGGTCTTCATGCTGGAGCGGTGGAAGAAAACCAACAAGCTGAAGCGGTCGTTCATCCTCCAGGAGTTCATCCCCGGCTACGAGATGGCCGTCGGCGGCTGGTTTGGCCCGGCAGGCTTCAATGAGGGATGGTGCGAGAACTGGGAATTCAAGAAGCTGATGAACGATGACCTGGGTGTCGCCACTGGCGAGCAAGGCACCGTGCTGCGGGTCGTCAAGAAATCGAAGCTGGCCGATCAAGTCCTCAAGCCAGTCGAGGAGGCCCTCGACAAGGCGGGCTACGTCGGTTACGTGGACGTCAACTGCATCATCACCGAGGATGGCACCCCGCTCCCTCTGGAATTTACTTGCAGACCGGGCTGGCCTTTGTTCAACATCCAGCAGGTGCTGAGCAATGGAGATTGTGCGCAATGGCTGATGGATCTGGCCGAGGGCCGGGACGCCCGCAACTGGGAGATGGATACCATCGCCCTGGGCGTGGTGCTGTCAATCCCGGATTACCCCTACTCCCACCTGACGCGGAAGGAAGTAACGGGGATCCCGATCTATGGTTTGAAGCCCTCGATGCTATCCCGGATATCCCCCTGCGAGCTGATGATGGGCGAGGCCCCGGTGGAGCTGGACGGGTCGATCCAAACGGCACCGATCTGGGTGACGGCGGGGGATTATGTGCTGGTGACCAGCGGCACGGGGGAGACGATCCTCCAAGCCAAAAAGTCAGCGTACTCTCTCATGAAACGCTTGATATTGCCGAACTCCCCGATGTACCGGACGGATATTGGGGACCGCCTCAAGAAGCAGCTCCCGTTGCTCCAGGCTCTGGGGTACGCCCAGGGGATGGAGTGGGCGGCGTCCTAGCCCTCAACGAGCTGGTTGACCTCGCCCTGCACAAGCTCCGCGAGGTCATCCAGATCCCCAGCGGGACGGTCAACTCTGACGACCTCAAGCTGTACTCGATGCAGAAGGATGCGGCGGTGGCGGTGGTGAACACGGCGGTCAAGGTGGACGAGACCCGCCTGCGGGCAAGGACCGAAAACAGCCTTGCCCGCCTGATGGAAAAGATTAATCGACGCCGGTTGACGGCACAGGAGGTACAATGAAAAAGCTTCTTACGATCCTGGCCTGCCTTCTGGCTGGCCCCGCCTTCGGGCAGACCGTCACCCTTGGCGGTATCACTGTTGAGACCTGCACGGTGCCGACCGTGACGGCGTCCTCAGCTTACACTGCTGGGAACTCGGTGGGCTGATCAACCTGACCCAGATGACCGGCGCCAGCCAGAGCGGCCTGCTGCAGAGCATCCGCATGGACTTCAAGGACGCCCAAAGCGCCGAGTTCGACGTGACGTTCTTCGACATGAAGCCCGCGACGGCGATCACCGATAAGGCGACCCCTGCGGTCTCGACGGCAGACGCGCTTCTGGCCCAGCCGACGCTGCGGCTCACCAACCCATCCACGGTGTTGGGCAGCAACTCGACGGTTTATGGTATGGACGGCATCGCCCGCGCCTTGACGTTGAATGGCACCACCAGCCTCTATGCCGTGGTGACCACAACGGGGACGCCCACCTTTGGGAGTGCTACCGACATGCAGCTCTGCGCCTCCGTCATCCGAGATAACTGATGCGCTATCTTGCCGTCCTGCTTGCGGTCCTGGCGTTCGCGGGACCAGCAGCAGCAACGCCCAAACGGGCCTTGCTAGCCAGTGTCGCCACGCAGACCCTCCAGGGTTCCACCATCGACGACAACTATGCCCTAGGCCAGTGCGCCGAGAACGCCAGCACGGGCGTCCTGCATCCTGTACCCTGCGCCACCCACATCACCGGCACTGGCGGCACCGTGACTGGCACTGGCGCGACAGGCTCGTATGTGACCAACGCTGACGGTTCTCTCAGCCTTCGCACCGCCGCGCCTCGAATCGGGACGCAGGGGCTGCTGGTTGAGCAGGCTAGCACGAATGGCATCCGCAACAATACGATGCAAGGGGCTGCGGTAGGGACACCGGGAACGCTGCCGACAAACTGGAGCGTAATTAACAACACTTCGAGCGTGACCTACGCAGTGTCCAATCTGGGAACCCAAAATGGTATCCCATTTATAGACCTGACGTTTTCAGGATCTACGTCTGCTGCGCCATTCATCTTGGCATTTGACAATACATCTGGCGGCATTCCGGCAGCAACAGCCCAGACCTGGACGGAAACATTCTATGCAAGTCTTGTTGGCGGAAGCTTGACAAACTTCTCTGCAAACAATGTGCAGATTGATGAATATAACAGTGGTTCATATGTAACCGCAGGGGCAAACGTATTTACGCTTACTGCTAATTCATTTGGTTCTCTGCGGCCAAGCTACACTAGGCTTCTTAACGGTGGCGCTACAGTTAACACCGTGGTCCCGTGTTTCCGCATTGACTTTGCTGGTGGGGCTGTAAACGCGACCATCCGTATTGGCCTTCCTCAAGTCGAGCAGAACGGCTTTGCGACTTCAGCCATCCCCACCACCTCTACTGCCGTCACCCGTTCCGCCGATGTGGTGACGTTGGCCGGGGCTGCGGCGAGTGCTGCGTTGGCTAATCCGTTCAGTGTGAGGGTGGGCAGCTATAATTTAGCCAACCCGACCACTTTATCCCGCTTGATTTACTGGGGTACAGGCGGGGCTAATTTGGCACCCAACAGCAGTAACACGCAGTTGTATTTTACTGATGGCGGCGTTACAGCCACTCCGATAGGAACTGCTGGATATATCACGGTATCAAGGTCATTGGGTGCCTACTCTGCGCCAAATATTTATGGAGCTTTAAACGGAACCGCAACGACAGCGGGTGGTGGCGGCGCGGCGACAAATACAGGCACCGTGTATCTGGGAAGCCAATCAGGAGCATCAAATTTCGCCAACGGCTACCTAAGCCGCCTGACCCTGTGGCCCTACGCGCTGCCGAGCGCAGTCATGCAGAGTTTGTCAGCGCAATAGCCCCACCCTCGATCACCTCCAGGGCGCCGGACATCGCCGGAACTCTGGGGTTGACCTCCCAGACCTTGACTTGGCCGGATGACAGGTGGGTGCCCTTGCCAAGGACGAACAGGTAAGTGTGCCGCTCCAGCACCTTCTCGTACATCAGGGCATCCCTGATGTTGAGGAAGTTGAGCCCCTCCTTGATGCACCATGCCCGCAGGGCCTTCTGCTCCAGATAGACCTTGCTGGGGTCACCGGCGTTGTCCAGCTCGATGCGGATCAGCATCGGCCCTCGGGGCTCGGACTTCACCACATACCGCTTGCTGGCGCCGGGGGTGCCGATGGTCACCAGGGTGTTGTGCTGGTGGGCGTCGATGTAGCGGGCCAGGGAGGCCACCGCCTCCTCTGTGTGGGCGTTGCTGGCGATGCGCAGGTCGCTCATCTGGGCGACCGCCCAGTCCATGATGCGCTTGGGGCTGAACTCCAGCACCCCGGTCTTGGCGACCACCGTCGCGGCCACCGACACGCAGGCCAGCAGGCGGATCCAGAAGCGGTCGGCGGGATCGCCGCCCAGGAGCTGGGAATAGCTGGTCATCATGTCGTTGACCATCTGCTGCACCCTCGCCCGCATCTTCGGATTGACCAGCATCCTGAGCCACCAATCTCCGACGATGCCCCGGTTGGCGGCGATCTCGCGGAGCATCTGCTGGCCCTCATGCTGCTTATATTGCGGCCCTAGGGCGGGCATGAAGAACTCGAAAATCCGGCAGGCGTCCTCGGGGGTGCCGAGGCGCTCGATCAGCGAATGGTTGCCGGTGGTGACCATGAGGGTCTGCCAGGACCGGGACGGGGCGTTGAGGCTGCCATCGGAGTTGCCGCGAATGCGGTCGCGCCCCTCGGTGAACTTGATGGCGAAGCCCTCGACCGTCTCGGGGTTCATCTTGTGGATGTCGTTGATCACCACCGGAAGGTTGCACAGCACCCCCAGGCTGGTGGTGCGCCCGACAGCGGTGTCGTTGTTGACGATCTCCATACCCTTGTCGGCCCCGTAGATCGACATGCCGATGGTGGCCGCATGGCTCTTCCCGGCGCCGCGAGGCCCCCAGGCGCTGACGATGGTGCCGACGTCGCCGGTCATCTGCATCAGGGGGGCGGCGAAATGTGCCAGGATGATGAAGGAGTGGGGCTCCAGCCCGGCGCCAAACATCGGCTGCGCCGCCCGGCGCCAAGCGTCCAGCGAGCCTCGGGGTTCGGAAAAGAGCCCGGCCCGCGTCTCAAAAGCCTTGTCGCCACCAACCACCCGCACCGACCCGTCCGGCAGGTACTGGCGGTAAGCGATTACGAAGGATCCATCGTCCTTCCAACCCATCTGTTCAAAACCCATCTCACGTCTCTCCTGGTCTTTGGCTTGCTCGAAACTTCGATGCAAGAAATCCAACGCTCGTTTCATACTATCCGGCCCAAACGCGATGTCGTTACCAGCCAGAATGCCTGCTGCCCCTTGACCCCGCAGGTCTTTCATACTGATTACGCAAGTAAGCCACCCTTTGCCAGGGACATAATGTTTTAACACGGATTGGGTATTTACCTGGGTCTCCCCGTTGCGCAGGGCCTCCAGATATAATGGATACTTATAGAGTAATTTAGAGCTGGTGGTCCCGGTGGCGGGGTCGCGCTGGGTATACCAAACCGAGTTACCCGGCCCCCAATAATATGGCGGCGGCAGGTTTGGCAGTTTGTCCTTTGGGTTGGTGGTGACGGTGTCGAGCCCCTGCGCCACCCCCAGGGTGATCGGCGACTTAATGAGCCCCTTGTTGGGGCAGTTGTTGCAAGGCGCGTCGTTGGCGTCGGCGAAGGTGCTGCAGGTGGCCGGGCCGGGCGCCGCCTTGGCATGCGCCAGCTTCGCCTCGGTCTTGGTCGGATCGTAGTCGGGATGCCCCTCGCTCCATGCCTGGGCCAGCTCGTCGCCGTCCTCGCAGCGGGCCAGGATCGTCAACCCGGCATACCATGTCGGCTCGCTGACGTTGCCCCTGGTATCGCGGATGATCGCCATCTGGGGGCAGACGGCGGCGACCGCCTCGGCATATGCCGGGAGCTGGCCGGAAAAGGTCTGCCCGACGTCCACGTCCATCCCGGTGGGGATCGCCTGGGCGGGTTTGGCTACGGCCAGCCGGGGCAGGATGGCCTCGTTGGCATAAATCCCGGAATTGTGCAGGCACCGCACCGGCACCGGGTCGGCTTTGTAGTTGAGGGTGCCGGGGGTGCGGAGGATGCTGGCGCAGTCGGCGGTACGCTTGTGGTCGGCCCCCAAGCTGTGCAGCTTGGTCAGCTCCTTGAGCTGCATGGCCAGCGGCGTCCAAACCTCCGGGGCCAGGGGCTCCTCGATAGGCCAATAGGCATGGATGCCATGACCGGAGAGGACCAGAGACGGCTGCGGCAGGCCGGTGACCCGGCAGAACGTCGCAGTTGCCTCCAGGGCCTCGCGGGGGCCGGGATAGGCCTTCCCCTCGCCGCAGTCCAGGTCGAGCCAGAACGCGGCGATCTCGGCGACGTTGTCCTGGCGCCGACCCTTGGCGGCGGTGCCGGGCTCCTTGTAGGTGGCGCAGGCATGGTAGGTGTCAAAGCCCTGGGAGGACCAGTACACCACCCGGTCGGCGGCTTCGGCCAGCGTCGAGGTCCATTCGTGGACAGCCCGCTTGCCCTGCGGCGCCCGCTCATCAGGGACGAAGTGAATGGCGCAGTAGACGCCGGTCTCAGGCAGGATCGTTTCGAGGAAGGTCTGCGCCGGTTGCATGGAGGATATCCCTTATATAATTCGCCCTGGCATATTGGCCCAATCCCGGCGGTACCGGGAAGGGGCTCTTGTGTCGGGTTATCGCCTTCACCAAGAGCGCCAGACGCCGGTCCAGCCAGGGAAGCCGATAAGGCTGAGGCTCGCTCCCCTTCAGCCAGTTGTGGATTGATGTACGCGGCACTCCGAACCAGAGCGCGAGGTCGGAGATGGAGAGTGCCGCCAGCAGGCGGCACTCGTCCAAACGCTTACCAAACTCCATCAGTTGAACTGGATCCCCGACAGCAACCCGTCCAGGGCGGCGTCGGAGGGGACCACAGCCGGTTGACCCGCCACCTGGGGCGCGTCATCGAACTGCATCCCCGCCGGGGCTTGGGGGGCCCGCTGGGGCTGAGGCGCCGCCTGCTGGGCGAACCCACCGGCGAGCGGATCAGCCGGGGCGGCAGCCTTGCGGGTGCGCTTGGCGGGCTCGGCGGCTGCCGGGGCCTGCGGCGGCTTGGGCATCTCCACCACGTTGCTCGCCTGCTGGGCAGCCATGCCGACCCCAGTGGCGGGGGTGTCGCGGCTGCCCACCGCCTCGGCGATCTCGTCGCCCTTGGTCGAGAGGACGTTCTGCACCACCGGTAACTCGGCCTCGCCCTCGACATAGCGGCTCGGGCGGAAGGTCAGCTTCGGGTAGGTGACGGTGCTGTCGAAGCCCAGGCCGAGAACGACCATCGGCAGGGGGACGCCCCGGCCTTTGAGCGACCCGGCGAAGGCGGCGAAGCTCTTCATCGAGGCGGCGGGGATGCGCAGCTCGTAGACCGGACCCTGGATGTCCTCGGTCAGCAGCACCGCGATCTTCTTCGCGTCCGCGCAGGCTTTGATCGCCGTTCCGCTGGGCGTCTGCTTGCTGCCCCAGGCGTTGTGGGGGCAAGCGGCGCAGGAGCTGCACTGGGGGTTCTCGGCGCGGCTGCTGGGGCCGATGCCATTGTCCGAGTAGCAATCCGGCGCGACTTCCTCGGTCGAGGCGGGGTCGTAGGGTTTGCTGTAATAGTGCTTGCTGACAGTCGGGTTGGCGCCGACGACCACCACGTCCACGAAGCGTCCGGCCTCGTTGGAGAAGCTGCCGACGCGGTTCTCACCGTTCTCGTCCACCGAGGTGAACTCGCGGTTCTTGATCGACAGGCGCGGATGCCCGCCCTGCGAGATGCCGCCGCTGGCGGCGTCGGCCAGACCGAGGAGGCTGGATGCCCAAGCCTTGAGGTCCGCCGGAAGGCCCGCCAGCTCGGGGGCCAGGATCAGTTCGTTACCCATTGTGCTGTTCTCCGTTCAGATAAGCTTCAAAAACCCCGGCGTTCTCCACCAACTGCTTGGCGGTCTTCGCCGGGAAATAACGCAGGGCCATGTCGAGGGCCTGCATCTTGGACTGACGAGCCACCATCTCTCGGTTCGCCGCTGCCCACTCCGGGTTCAAGCCGTTGACGAGGTGCCCTACAGCGGCCTGCTGCTCAGCAACCGCCTCCACTTCACGTTCACGCATCACGATCTCCTGATGTTGACTTTGACCATCTGCTCGATGTTGACCCCCGGCACCCCATAGCCGGTGGTTTCCACGAACTCCTGGACCCCCTTCTTGGCGACACGGATGTCGAGCAGGGGGCACTCCATAACCTTCTGCACCACCACGTCCACACGGGTCTTGGTGGTGACCGCCACGTCGGCCAGCGCACAGCGGAGGAACTCCTCCTTGTTATCCATGCGGGTGGACGTCGTAGTGGATTTGTAAGCGGTGCCAGCCGAGGTCTTGTAGCTGTCAACGCCGTCCTGATTGAGGCTGGCCAGCAGGTACGCCTCGATGCGCTGCATCTGGTCGTTCAGCGGGGCCAGCTCGGCGGCATGGCGCTCGGAGATCGCAGCGATCTCGTCACGCAACTGGACGTATTTGCCGATGATGACGTCCTTGGTCGGGGCCTGGGTGGTCATTTGCCGTTCTCCACGATCTGTAACACTGCGCCCTGGAGGCTCTCTTTCTCCGCGAGGCGCCGGTAAATCTCCTTCTCCACCGGGGTGGCCGCGAGATGCACGATGAGCATCTTGTTGACCTGACCGGGCCGGTTGATCCTGGCGTTCGCCTGCAGATAGATCTCCAGGCTGTCGATAGGGCCGAACCAGACGATGCACGAAGCGGCGGTCAATGTCAGTCCATGGGCCATCGCCCTGGGGTCCGCCACAATGATGCGAGGGCTGTCGGTGGTCTGGAACGCGCCAAAGATCCTGGTCCGTTCCTTCTGACTGACAGCCCCCGTGATCACCTCCGCTGTATACTCCTTGGAGATATGACGATAGAGCATGTGAACAACCGATGTCAACGGGGCAAAAACGATTACTTTCTCAGAAACGCTATCTAGTACCTGTTTCAGTTCGTCCAGCTTGGGGCCTGCGTCAAGATGATGTATCTCATGGTCCGGCCCATAGAGGGCACCACACGATATCTGGATAAGCTTGTTGCGCAGGACCGCCTCGTTGACAGCGTCGATGACGGTGCCGTCATGCATGGTCAGGGCCAAAGCCTCCTTCATGTCCTCGTAGGCTTTCTTCTGCTTGTCGGACAGCCGGGACTGGCGGGTTTCGTAAACCACCGGCGGGAGGTCAATGCAGTCGTCGCGATTGAAGCGGATGGAGGGCTGCAGGGTGGCGGCGACGGTCTGGGCGGCGTCGGCTCGTGGCACCCACTTAAACTGGCTGATACGGATCATGGTCCGGTCGCGGAAGGCGAACTGGCTCATGGGGGTGGCATCGATCAGCTTGGCGATCCCCCAGGCGTCGGTGGGGCTGTTGGCGGCGGGGGTGCCGGTGAGCAGCCAGACGCGGGGCTTCGGCTGTAGGATGCGCCGCAGGTTGCGGTAGCGTAGCGCGCCGGAATGCTTGAAGGCGGACGCCTCATCCACGATGACCAAGTCGATGTCGGGGCGCTTGATCAGCGCATCGGCGATACCGCGCACCGAGACGCCATCATGGTTGAGGATATAGAAATCGACGTCCTGGCCCAGCCGCTCCAGCCGCTTATCGACGGTGCCGTGCAGGATCGCGCTGCTGCGCCGGTCCAGCCAGTTCACCATCAGCTCCTGCGCCCAGACGGCATCCATGGTGGACAGGGTGCAGATGATCAGGGCCTTTTTAACCATCCCCAGGCGCATCAGGTAGTCTGCAGCCCAGAGGCAGGACAGCGTCTTGCCGGTGCCCATGTCGGACAGATTGAAATGCTTGGGGTGCAGGGCGGCGAAGCCGCTCATGATGCCCTGGTGGGCGAAGGGCTTGAGGCCGGGCTTGGCGGGCCAGCCGTACTCTACCCGCATCGGGTTGACGATAGGCAGGCCCAGCCGGTTGCACATCTCCATGGTCTGGTAGCGCACCGGCACCGCCACCCGGTGGGCGTCGAGCTGCTTGGCGACCGGGACGCACTGGGTGACCTGCTCGGGGTTGCGCAGGGTATAGACGACGGCCTTATGGGCCTCACTGAAATACATCTTTGATCTCCTCCACGGACGTCGCCAGCATCCACAACCCCCCGGCCAGCATGATCTGCTGCCGGATCCGCTCCTGCCACGGCTTGACCACGCCGCCTTTCGGGCGTTTGCACTCGATGGCGAAGAATTTGCCCCGGTAGCAGCCGACGAAGTCGGGGATGCCCCGGATGCCATACCCCATGTGAACCGGCATGAAGAACCAGCAGTTCTCGACGTCGGCGAGGTGCGCCTTGATGTCGCGCTTGACGATGCCCTCCGGGGTCACCGGAGGCCTCCCATCAGAACCATATCCTGGAAGCATCGGGCGACCAGCGCGGCGGCGCCGACGCCATGCAACAGCTTGTCGTTGGGGACCGCCCAGGCGTTTCCGCCGGTACCGTTGGGCCGCAGGATGGCGCAGATCACCCCGGCCACCTCGCCCTGGCGGGCCTCAGCCAGGAGCTGCTCCAGCATGGCGATCACCACGTCATTGGGCGCCCCGGCGTCTACCGGCTTGCGGTCAAACATGGAGACGACGTTGGGTTTGTCTTCGGTCATGACTTCCTCGGGTTCAGTAGGCAGTTCAGCGCATCGCACCAGCCGCAGAGCGGGCCAGGGCGGCGGGGGAATGTGTCCGTCTCTTCGGCGCGGACCATCTCGTTGACTGGCTTGAGGACCGTCGCCAGCAGGCCGGGCTTGTCGTCCTGGGTGAAGGTCCGCGCCACGCCGGGCTTACCGGCCTTGATCCACAGATTGCAGGTGGTGATCGACGTCAGATGCGGCCAATGGACGAACCCCATCAGGGCGAAGATCTCAAGTTGCAGAGGCTTCTCCTTGACCTTGCCGGTCTTCCAATCCCCCAGCCAGCCCCGGCGGGTGCCGATAATGCCGACGTCGATGATGCCCCGACCCCAGGCATTCTTATCCCAGAACTCGCAGGGCTTCAGATCAGCGGTGATGCCGAGATGCTTCTCGGTCACCAGCGTGTTCAGTTCAGCGGCTTTCAGCACCGACGCCTGCATCGGGCTGATCGGCTGCCGGGCGGTGGTGGCTTTATCGAAGCGTTCGTGCAGCTCGATGCCCTTCTGCTGCTCGGGGGTTTTGGGCAGCTTCGGCATGTCTTTCCACACATATTTGTGGGCGTACTGCTCGGGGCAGATCTGCCAGACTTCGATGACCAAATAGGACCAGATCATTTCTCTCCTCCCGGAGCTGCCGCCTCAAAGAACCGCCTGATATCCGCCTTCATCTCAGCGCAGACATTAGGATCGTCAAGGGCGGCTGATAGCCATTTCCCGATACCGTCTATGATTTCCATATTCATCACCCGCCACCCAGCGGCGGCGAGGCGGTGCAGGAGATCGGCGGCTTGCTCTCTGCACCAGAACATGTGTTCCATCGCATCAGCTAGCGCGGCGGCGGGTGTGGTCATCGTCAGCCTCCGACTTTGCTCAGCAAGTACTCAATTATCTCCCGATCCTTTGCAGTGAGCGGCCAAGTACACATTCCCAGCCACTCCCGAGCCGCCGCGTCGAGGCGCTGCTGTTCTGCGTCAGTCCCAGGGCTGGCGGCGGGTGTGGTCATGGCTGGTCCTCCGTCCAAGCATCACAGGTCCAATCTGGCTCAACATGTACTGACGGAAAGTAATCGGTGCCGATATACCCGAGTTGATAACGGATAGTCGTCGGCGGCTTATAGCAGCATTCCATAGACCGTTTTGAGCGATGTTTGCAGTTTTCACAGGTGTTCATGACTGCTCCTCCATCGCCGCGACCAGCGCCCGCAGGATGGCCAATGGCGCGGTGGGGGCACATTCTTCAGAAGGTTCCGCGCCGATGTCCTCACGCAACCGACAGCAAGCCCGACCATGTTTGGGAGAGATGTCCACGGCCATCTGCCACCCCGGCAGCTTCTCGGCCACCAAGGCGAGGGCGGCGTCGATGCTATAGCTGAAGCGCGGGAATGACCCCACACGACCGGCCTTACTCCAATGACCAGCCCATTTGGCTACGTCCAGATCCAACTCCCGATCCGGCCCCGTGGCCGCGTCGAGCCGCGCTTTGAGTTCTGCTAGGGTCATGGCGGTCTTCCCTTCTTCAACGGCTGCTCAGCCGGTTTGCACGTCTCCTCGTAGCCGTGCCCCAGGTACCAGTGCAGGGCTTCCTTGCACTCCTGGGCGGGCATGGGGACGCACATCATGACGTCAAGCGACAGCTTAACGCAGAACGCATATGCGATCATTTCAGCACCCCGAGGATGCCCCAGACCAGCCCCATGAGCAGCCCCATGAGCAGCCCCTCGATCAAAGTCTTGATCAGCCAGGGCCAAGTCATCCAGTCGGGGCGTTTCATTCCACCACCCCCATGCGGCTGGGGATCTGCCACTGGCGCCGCCAGTGCCGGGCGCGCTCCAGGTTGCGGGCATCCTGCTCGGCCAGCCGGGCATCCCAAGCGACGTCGGGGGTCCAGGGCTGCCGGGCAAAGATGTTTTGGGCCATGTTCTGCATTGCTTGCGCGTTCAGATACTGCGAGACGGCTTCCAAGGCTCCAGGATAGTTCATCATTTGTCATACCTATCGCTATGGCCACCCTCGGCGTCGAGCGGGATGCCGGGGCACCACGCCGGGACGCGCTTCATCTCCTCCAGGCCGAAGGCCAGGGCCTCGTCGGCCTCGGCCTCGGGCGCGAGATAGGTGATGTCGTCATGGACCTGCAGGACCACCGGATAGCGTTCGCCGATGCGCAGCATCGCCTCGCGGATCAGCAGCCCCGAGAACAGCGCCTGGGTGATGTTCTCCACCACCAGTGCCCCGTAAACCCGGCTGGGGCCGCGCCCACGGTTGATTGTCCACTCCAGCTTGCCTCGGGCGCCCTGGTGGCGCTCCAGGCCCCTGTACCACAGCGGGGAGCCATTGGGCATCCAGATCGCGTTGCGGTGGATCTTCAGCGGTCCCCAATCGCAGGACGCACCCGCCGCCAGGGCCTCCAGCATAGTATCTCCCTGGCGCCAGAGGGCGACGACAGCCTTATGCGTCTGACGGTAGAGGTTAACGGCTCCTTTTGCCTCATCCTCCGAAAGAAATATCGGTGGCCCCCCGAGGGCGCCCTGACGGCAGATAATTTGAAATTTACCGGATGACATCCCATATCCGCAGCCCAGCTCGATCGTCTTTCCCAGATGCCGCTTGGCATACATCGCCGGGTCGTCCTTCTCTTTGACCTTGACGACAGGGTGGCCGTAGAACGAGCTGGCGTTTTCGGAATAGATGTCACGCCCGGACGCGAATTTGTCGAGTACGTCCTGCTGTCCAGCAAGCCAATTGACCCCGCGACATTCCACCTGCGCCGCATCGACAGTAATGACACGATACCCTGGTGGGGCGACGATGCATTTCTTGAGCGCAGGAGTGAGGTTTTGCCAATTGACCTTGTCCGCACCACTAAACCGTACCGTGTGCGCCCCGGCGAACTTAAGATAAACAGGCAGAGCCCCTCGGCTGTGCATGCCCAAGAGGCGCTCGGCGCGGGTCTCGCCGATGGTAGACTTGACACCCAGGCGGGCAGCCGCCATGGCAGCAACCGTTTCGTCTTCATGCTCCAGCAGCTCCTTCATGCCCGCATCGGTCTTCGCCAGGGCAGGGATCTCTTTGAGGGGGTCAGTGGGGGAGGGCTTCATCGGGCAGGGCACCCCCAGGCGCTCCAGCAGCTCCTTGAACTGGGCCGAGCTGGACATCTCCTCTTTGGTGGCGCCGATGCGGGCCAGCAGCTTCTCCTTCTTGCCACGCTCGCCTGCCAGGAACTCCTCGGCGCGGGGCCGGTCGAGCAGCAGCTTCGGCTCGGTGAACATGCGGATGGTCTGGTCGATAATCTTCAGCTCGCCCTTGGGCACCGCCGGCAGCAGGCGCTTGAAGATCGCATAGGTCAGCTCGACGTCATGGGCGCATCCGGCGCCCAGGGCTTGCATGATATCCTCGGGGAGGTCGCGCTTGCCCTTGAACAGGTCATATGGCACGGACTTCTCAGGCAGGCCGAAATGCTTCGCCAGCTTCGCCAGGGAGCCGCCGACCTCGGTGCCGAACAGCAGCCGGGCCATCGACAGGGTGTCGAACCATAAGGCCGGACGCATGTCGAAGTGACGCGCCAGGATCAGGCCGTCGAAGTGAGCGTGGTGGACGATGACGGCAGACTGGCTGATCAGCTCCCGCATCTGCGGGGTGTTGAACTGATCCATGCGCAGCCAGATGGCGGCCTGCTCATTCGGCTTGCAGGCCTTGACACCGACGAGATGCGCCTTGAAGCGCGGGTCCCGCACATACTCCTCGGTCGTCATATTGCTAAGGGTATAGTCGTCGGCGAAATAGGTTTCAAAATCCAGGGTTATCAGTCTCATTTGCCGTCCCCATAAAAGATGATGACGGCTGCACAGATAAAGACCAGGGATGCGCTTCCCAGCGCGTACCAATCGCTCCACTGCATTGTCGTCTCCACAAAAAATGCCGGGATCCACAATAGACCCCGGCATTCTGGTTTGTCCAGAGGGGAGTTTAGTTGGAAGTGGATTTTTTCTCCTTCACCATCTTGCGGAGCTGGCCCTCCAGGTCTTCGCAGTAGATTTGCAACCCGCGCAACTGGGCCTCCAGCAGGGTGATGCGGATGCGCAGCTCGCGGGTATCCTCAAGCTTGGCGTGGTCAAAGATGTCAAGCTGGCTCATGCGAATACTCCCAGGACGATGGCGATAATGAACAGGATACCCCCGACCAAGCCTGCTATGGCCATCGACAGGACGTCAAGGGCATTGAGCAGGGAGAAGCCGCAGGGCGGCGCGAAGCGGCCCTGGGCGTCCCGGCGGGGTTTGTGGGCGATGGCGGTCACAGCGGTGCCGAGGACGAAGGTGGCAGCCATGGCGCAGAAAAACAGCAATGTGGTCATGTCAGAACTCCTTCGCCCGGTCGTAGGCCAGCAGGTCCTTCAGCACCGCCGCCAGAGCGTCGGTGTAATCCCCCTGGGGCGGCGTGAAGAATGGATTGCCGTCGAGGCCGATGCCGAACCATGTCTCGCACCAGCCGGTGTAGCCCGGCGGGACGGCTTTGAGGCGGCGGACGGCGCGGCGGGTGTAGGTGAGGTGGTTCTGGAGCTGGCGGACAGCCTCGGGGCTCCTGATGCGGTCAGTGGGGTGGCCGCGACGGGTGATGAGGAAGTCGAGGATCCGGGCGCCATGCGCCACCCGGTCCTCATGGGTCATATTGATCCAGTGGGTCATAGGGGCACCGTCTGGCCAGCCGTGAAGGCGTAATTGGCAGGCTCGGGCACCTCGGTGGCGCGGATCTCGCGGACCAGATACCACCGGCTGCGCAGGTTGATGCCGTAGGCCAGGGCCTCGTCGGCGGTGGCGAACACCAGGGCGTTGCTCGCCCAGGTGCCACTGCTGTCGGCAATCACTTCAAGCTTGTAACTCATAGTCAAGTCTCCACAGTCAAAGAAATGCCCTGCCAGGACGCCCTGGCAGGGCTAGGAAGGGTTTAGGCGGCGAGGGCCATGATCGCCCCGGCCTCGCGCTCCAGGGCCACGCGGGCATCCTGGTGGCCGACGCTGCGGGCATAGGCGGTGATGCCGGTGGTGACGTCCCACAGGGTCTCCATCGGGCGCCCCTCGTCAGCCTCGTGGGCAATCTTGATGCCCGCGATTTGGCCCTTGTTGAACTGCCGGGAAGCCAGGAACTCGTCCACCGACTTGTCGAGCCGGGCCTCGCGGGCGTCAGCGATCGCCTTGCTGATGTTCGCCGTCGAGCTGGTGGCCATGGCCTCCAGGGCCGGGGCGACCTCTTCGACGAAGCGGTCGGGGGCGGACGCGGTGTGGCGGACCTTGATCTCCTTGTAGCCCTCGGCGCCCCACACGATGCGGTTGCAGCAGACGAAGTCGAAGAGGAAGGTGCCGATGCCCAGGGTGGTGTTGCCAACCTCGGAGTTCCACACGAAGAACCCACGCGCCAGGGTGCCCGGCTGGCCGTCGCGACGGTTCGGCACCTCCACCCGGTGCTGCTCGTCGGCCAGGAAGACGAACATGTCGCGGTCGCTGGCGTACAGGGTGGTGTTTTGCCGGGTGACGTCCACAGCCTTGCCGAACTCGCCGGGCACCCTGGCGCGTGGGTTCTTCGTGTGGAACTCCGAGGTTGGCAACACCACCCTGGGCATCGGCACCTTCCTCTTCGACTTCGTCTGCTGCAA